TGCTTCACGTACCAAATTGCCTGAGCAAATAAATGATTTGCCAGCACCTGATTCTCCTGCAAAGACTGATACTTTGCCTAGTGGAATACCGCCATCAAAACGTCCACTAACTAGTTTGTTTAATGTGTAGTTGCCTGTACTAATCCATGTATCTGGATCTCTAAATCCGCTACTAAGACCAGGCACACTCTTAGTAATACTCTTGCGAAACTTCGCAATGTCAAAAGGTTTTGCCATAATTATCTCCTAGAAAAATAATATAGGGCGACTGTGCCGCCCTATTAAATGTTATGGATTAATTTCCACGATTGCGAATTGCTGCAAGAATATCTTGTGCACTAGGCTTTTCGCCTTCTGCTGCTGGTGCTGTTGCTGCTACTGTTTCAGCTACCTGCTCTTGCTGTGCAGGAGGAGTAACTGGTGCTTCTGCTGCAGGAGTTGGAGCAGGTGCAGGAGTAGGTTGCGGAACACTTTGTGCCGCAGGTTTGGCCTCTGAATTGTTTGGCGCACTGTTAGCAGTATCAATTTGTACACCACCTGGACGATAGAAGTTACCCCACTGTTCTGGATCATATAAATGTCCTTCAACACTTGCTTCAAACATTTCGCCAATAACACGAAGTTCTTCTTCGCTAGGCTGCTTAGGAAGATAGTCATTTAGATTATACAATCCATAAGTTTCAATAGCAGAACGCTCGTTGCTGTCTAGTGAACGTTCACGGCGTGCCCAACTACTTGTACTGTAATCTGCATATTGCCCTTTTGTAGTTTTAGTAAGACGGAAGTCTGTACCACCTTCATAATCAGTAGGTAGTTCTTCAAAGTCACTGTCCATAAGTGCACCTTTAATGATGTTAAAGATGCTTGGGTTAATTACAAAACGCCTAATAGGATTTTCAGGAGTTTCCTCATCTAGTGATGACTCTACAACAAAGCCTTGGAATACATAACTACGCTTTTTCCAATACTTACGACCCATATCTTCTAGACTTGGATCTTTAAACCATTGGCGTACCTCCGACAGAATCGGACAACTACCAACCGGACCCCACATTTCATTACATGGGACATTTACTGTTACACGACGACTATCTGGTTGTCCTTTGATACCTTGAAAGTCTAGTCTAATCATTTGACGCTCACGCCAAAAGAAAGTATTACTCGTATCTCCATCAGGAAGGAAACGAAGTACACTTGTTGAATTTTCTGGGATATTCCAAAATGGGAAGATTGCGTTATCTCCGCCGCCGCTTGAGCGATTGTCGCCTCCACGGTTTTCTTGTGCTTGTAGTTTTGCTCTAATTTCTGCCAATGATGCCATAGTTTTTCTCCTTAATTTTGCCTATGTATTTGCCTAAGTTTTTGCCTTAAGTGACAATTTACTTATTGTCACCAATATAATACATGTACAAGTTAAAGTCAACTAAAAATTGAGTTGACGTTATATTTTTCGAAAACATGATTGATTTGTTTTTCCCACTCATTGCTTTCTGCTTGTACATTTTCTGTTTCACTTACTGTTAATTGTAGCTTAGGCATCAGCGATGCGATTGCTTTTGCTGATTTACCTAGCATAGCATCATCATTGATGCTGTCAACTAATTTACTTGCTTCAGATAGTAAGTTCGACAGTGTGCTTTCGTTTTCTTCTAAAACGTTAGCAATATACTCCATCACTGCACCTAGTTGTGCACGTGCTGAACTATCTTCAAATGTGTGATTCATTGGATTGTCTGGGTCACCAACTAAATCAGTTCCCTCTTTCATCCATACTGTATCACTGTTTTCAACAACACTTACAAGATTACTAATTGTTTCTTGTACTTTAGTGTTGTGTTCACGTACTGCTTGCATTTCTTTTACAAGTGCTTGTACGTATGGTAATGCACCTTCTACATTTTCATCAAAATATGAAACTGTAAACTTGTTTTTAACATCGCTAAAATCATCTTCGTCTAGTTGTTCATCTTTTGATTCAAAAGCTTCTAGCATTGCTGCATAGCTTCTACTGCCTTTCATTTTATCCAGTGTTTCACGAATACTCACAATACGGCCCACAACTGCTTCAACAATGTCTGCTGTATCTTCGTTGACTAATCCGTTCTTTTCACTGTAACGCTTAAACTCTTTAAGTTTCTTTAGCTCATTACACTGTTCAACAATATGTTTACCAAAATCATCATAAGGTGTACCGCCTTCTTTGACGTGACGAAGCATTGCACGGCCGCCGGCTAAATTGTTGCTTGGAAATCTATAACGTTCACCTTCTGCATTCTCAATGTAAATTGCTTGAATGTTACGGCTACGTGATCCACGCTGTTCTTCATTAACTGGTTTGTTGTGCTTGATTACCAGCCTTGCACTTTCTAATTTTTGGTAACTGCTTTTTGTACTACCATAAGCTGCTCCAATTGCTTCGTTTACTTGGTTCATATCTCTTACCTTTTGTGCTTGATAGTCGAAATCTTTTGGTTCTATATTTTTACTATATTGTTTTAGTGTATATTCAATAATACTACGATTTGCTAAATTTTTAACTTGGTATAATGTATCTTTTAAATCGGCATGTTCAACACCCTGACCTAAACTTACTTTAATTTCACGACGGTTTTCTGTTTCATCTAAACTGACCATTGTTCCAGTATCATTTAAAAAGAAACGTCTTGCAGCTGAAGGGTCAACTGTATCGGCGCCTTCATCTGTATATAATTTTAAATTGTGCCCGTTGCCTTTGAGTATTTTAAAAATCTTTTCTGCAACTGTTTCTGAACTCAACATATTATAAAACTTTCTTTACTAATACTATTTATACTAAAAACGTAAATGGCATGGGTGCAAGGTCTTCTTCATCACTAAAACTGTCTTTTAGCTCGTTGTATGCTGCTTCGTCATATTGTGCTACTTGGTTTGCGATGCGTACAACTAGTAATGCTGCCATAACTAAGTCGTCTGTTTCGCCTTCTTTTGCTGCATATGCTGCGCCACGAGCAATAAATGTTTTTGTTTCACGTAATAGTGCACTACTAGCAATTTCCATTTTATCAGTCTCAACCCAGTTCTTAAATTTACTACATGCCGCAAGTTTGCTTTTGTTTGTGGTGGTAAATCCACGTCTGTATGTTCTATTAGATCCTGCTTTTCGTGACTCAGTAATAAATGTTCCGGGAATATTATCTTCTCCCATTTCATTAATAGCAACCAATGCTGCTTCACCAAGTGTGTTATTTTCCACACTCCAGTATATTTCACTTTCAGGCGCCTGATCTTGAACTTCCTGTAACATTCCACGTAGGATACGTATTTGTTCTTGTACTGGTGTTTTATTATGCATCCATTCACCAACTTGTCTCATACCAGGAAGTTCATATATCTGTATCGCAGCATTGTCACCACCTGTTCCTAAACTAGGATCAAGTCCAGCAAGATAAGTTTTTCCTTTTTGTATAGGCCTATACCAACGTACTTGTGCTGTTTTACGATATACATCTTTACTTTCCATTAGTGACAGTTTTAAACTATCAATAAGTGTTTCGTCAAACGCAATAAACTCGTTTAAGTGTTCACGGCGAAAACGTTCTTCACCAATTTTACCCTGTTCTTCATCTGCCCAGTTTTGATCTCTATCTGGGTGCTGTTTCCAATCTGCACTATAAGCCTTAAAACCGTTCTTCCCCGTTTCTTTTTCATTTCCAAATTCGTCTTGAGTTTTGTTTGCTTCTCTCCAAATTTGTGCAAATTGGTCATCGTCTTGGTTTGGTGTACTTGTAATAATACATTTACCACCTGTACTAAGTGTTGGACTAAGTGATGTCCAAAACTCTCTGGCAATAGTAGGACGAACGAATGCAAATTCGTCCAAGTATGCTAGTGAAATACTTAAACCACGTCCAGTGTTTTCAGTAGTTGCTTGTGCAATAATACGGCTACCGTTGTCAAACTCTAGCGAGCCTTTGTTATATGCTGTAACGCCAGCTCGTATAAAATTGGGCAATAGTTCATATGCAAAACGTATACGTTGCATAATTTCCTGAGCACCCGAATATTTGTGGGCAGCAATAAGTATTGTTTGGTCTGGCACAAACATTGCATACCATAACAAGTATGCAGCCGCCGCAGTTGACTTACCCATTTGTCTACTAATAAGAGCAATACTATATTTGTAATTGTGATAACTGTCTAATAATCCACGTTGAAAGTCAAACAAATCAAATTTCATACGGCCTTTAACAGGATGCTGAATCCAGCAATACTCTTCAATGAAGTATTGTGGATCCATTGTACACTTAGCAAGTTCTTGTATTTGCTCTGCTGTGTACTTTTCTCTGAGATATGGTGTTTTTGTTAATTTTGTATCTACTGACATAGTAATACTTATCTTAAAAAGAGGGACTACATTTTCCTAATGTAGCCCCCCAATGTAAACCTTAAGCCTGTAATTAAGGTGTGTTCTAACTTTTATAGCCCTGCTAGCTTTTTAAGATAATCTACATCATCATCTAGCTTGTGTGCTACGTCTTTTTTCATTGTAGTTTTGTGTGTTTTACCACCAAACTCAAACTCTGGCTTGCCGGCACGTGCTGCGGCTGCTGCTGCTTGGTTAAATGCATTTTCATCAACCGCTGCTTCGTCCATATCCATTTCGTGATGTCTACGATAGTCTGAAACAAAATCTTCAATTTGATCTACATCTAAGTAACGTGCTAGTTCGTCTAGAACTGCTTCTGCACCATGTGCATCAATTAAGTCATATAGTGGTGCCGCAGCATCTCCTACTGCTTCGTTAACTGCCGTTGCCATTTCTTTACAATCACTGCATCTACCGTGACCTTTGTAAACATCCATAATAGGTGCGCCACAGCAATTACTTACCTTGCCGTGTTCATGTTCGTCACCTGGTGAGTATGCTTCTTTTGTGTTATTCATTTCTGATTCCCCTAGTTCATCACAGCGTGACATGATTTCACGTGCTACTCTATCACGAACATCTGTATCATCTGCTTCTTCAAAATCTGTCATTTCTGCTAAGTCCATTAGCATTCGTTGTGCTGCATCAACTGCACCCATTGCATCAACAGTACCACGTTTTACCATTTCACACGCATCGTTAACAATCTCTTCGACTTCAGCATCGCCTTCTGGAGTAAACATTCCGTATTCCATATTGCTAGAATATTTTCCAGCTGCTGGGTTATAGTCTGGTGCACCAGCTTCTTGTAAATAATCTTTGAATGTTTTACTCATTGTTATAGTCCTGCTAGTTTTTTAAGATAATCAACTGATTCGTCAGCTTTCTTTTTATCTTCTGTTGACTCATTTGTTTTGCATGAGCAGTCTGCTGGACAATCACATGGGTCATTTCCACAACATCCACATGATGCTTCTACTACTTTTGTTGATTCGTAATATTCATCTGCCATTTCTTTGCCATACTTTTTAGCAAACTTAGCTTTTGTCATTGTTTCTGAATCATGAATTACTAAATCTTTCATACGACCTTCATTTGTTTTTTTCTTTTTATATGAACCATATGCTTCAGTCACATCTTCAACTGTTAAGTCAGGATAAACATCTTCGTCTACCGTAACATGATCGCCTTTTGCTTTTAAGTAACGGCGTAGACTTAGATCTACATCGCTTCCATATGTTGCCATTGGATCATCCATTACTTCTTCTTCTGGTCTTGTTGTTGCATCTTCAAAACCTGCACCATCAGCTTCTTCAACTTCTGCTGTAGGTTGAATTCTGTTTAGAAGTTCTGGGTTTACGATGCCTGCTAGTTTTACTAAGTCTCTTAAATCCATTTTATTTTACCTTATACTCTGTCGCTAATTCTGATTTCGGTAAATTCTTAACAAATTTTTCTACAAAATCGTTGCCATAGTTATCACTGTGATCTACTTTTTCAGCGTCACTATAATCTGCGTCTGCTAATACGCTTTTACCTTCTTCGCTATCATCTGATTCTTCCAAATCGTCGATACCTTCTACAAATTCACCCTCATTGTACACACGAATAGCGCCAATGTGTACACCTGTTGCGGCTGCAATTTCTTCTTGCATTACATTTGGTGTGCTTGGTAATTTAGTTGCAATTTCGATTGTAGTAACTGCACTTGGACCAATATCACCAAATCCTGCAGGGCTCTTTTGAATAATACTTGTTTTTGGAGCACTAACGCTCTCTACATTGTATCTTGCAAGATACTTTTCTAATTTGTCTAACTGCTCATCTGACATTTCAGCTACGGTGCGTAGTCTGAAGTTGTATGTTTTCTCAGATTCTGCCAAATATTGTGCTAAACTTTTCATCGCTTTTTCCTTATACAGTTATTTATCGTTTTCTTTCATTTTGTTCATGATATCATTTAGTAATGATGAGCGGTCAAATGTTTGTGCCTCTCCTTCCAAGGCATTGTCAGCATCGTTGTTATCTTGCATCTTAGCAATTTGCATTTCAACCTTCTTTTCCTCTAAATCCAGCTTACGTTTGCGCATTTGCATTTCAATCATTTTAAGTTTCTTATCCATCTTTGCTGTCTTGGCACTAATAGCATTGGTCATCATTTTACTTGCTACATCAAATATACCTGCTGCATTACGATCTTCTACATTTTGACCTAAGTCCATCAAGTCTTGAAAACTTTTCATTGCTTCTTCTGCATATTTGTCCATGTCTTTGTCTAGTGTTTCTAAATCACGTACTGCTGGCAATGCCTGATCAATTTTGTCTGCTGTGTCTAGTGTTTCTTGTAGTTTTCCTAAATCAAATCCTGTTTCTTCTTCTGTTATAGGCAAATCAACAGAATCATCTGCTGGACTCATATTAAAAACATCTTCTATTTTTTTATTCATCTTTTCTTTTTAGGCTTCTTTGGTTGATTAAAGAGTTCGTTTTCTGTTAACACTCTAAAGCCTACTCCTTGTCTTTGCGCAAATGATTTTGCGGCTTGCCATTTTGCTTCATTAATGATAGCATGTGTTTTTTGTGCTGTACTTCTAGCATTTCCTAGTATTTGTCCTGCTGGTTTGATTTCTATAAACTCTGCATGTCTTTTACGATTTTTATCTTCATAAATTATAAAAAAGTCCGGCACATAATGTGTTTGTTTGTTTTTTATCGGATGATAATAAGGTATACGATGACTTTCACTTGCCCATGCAACTACACTAGGATGAGAATCACAAAATCGCATAAATTTTAATTCCCAGCCGCTTCGATATCTTGGCGTGTGTTTGCCAATATACCTGGTTGGGTTTCTCATTTTAAATAAACCTTGTTGAAACTTAGTTGTCATTATATATGTATTTATTAGCTAGTAACAGGGTTACCGTTAGTATCTAATACTGGGTTACCATTACTATCTACTACATTACTTCTACCAACGGCCACACCAGACGTTGTTGATACTGGTGTTCGTGGAAGTTCAGGATTTTGTGCACCAACTGCTCTACCGGTAGAAGCGGGAATGTCTGGTGTTGGTGCTGTTTCAAAATTAACGTGCTCTGGTTGAATGGTTGCTGTAAACATGACTAATGAGCTATCACTATAATCTAAACGATCATGTGTCACATTAGTAATCATACAGTTTATCATATCTACTACTCTGCCTGTGCCTGCTCCACTGTCTTCAGTCACAACTGATATATTAGTGAAGAAAAATCTTGAACTTGCTGATATTGGATTTAAACCCATTGGGCTAGTAACATTTGGATTAGTAGCATTGTTAATAATGTCTGCTGGATTTAATCCTGACAATCCTTGTGAATAATAATATGATGCATAATCTGTTAATAAATTTTGAAATTGATTATCTACTGTATCGTAAAATGAAATTGTTGCAGGAGATATTTCCTGCCTAGTTGTTATAAAACGTTGATGATTATATTGGTTTAATCTTGTTACGTTATACTGATAATCCGGCAATGATACGCCTGACACCTTTTCAAATTGAAAAGATCCATTAAGTGTTGACATAAAAATTGAAAAATTATATTTTTGTCTTGGCTTTGCAGTAATTACGGAACCTGAATCGGTTCCGTAAATTTCTGCTGCTCGGTTATAAAAGCCAGTATTCGAAGATAAACCCATTATCTATTAACCTGTAGCGTTAACTGCTGTTTGATCTGGTGTGGTACCTGTTAGTGTTGCATTACCTGATGCATCATAAATTTCAGCATTGTCATACTGAATTTGTACTGTTACTTGTACTTGATCACTTGACGCATATGCCATGTCACCATATTGAATGTTTGTAATATAGCAACCGCTTAGTTCAAATGTATCTAATACACCTGGTGATGGGTTTGCACCGTCTAGTGTTTCTACTTTTGTAGTAAATTTATACCCTGCACCTGCTCTAGTAGAGCTTTGGTTTGCGTGGTCAACTTGTCTATTAAGTTGATTGTTTAATTCACGTAGTGTAACACTGTCAATATCGTCACGTAAGATAATACTTACTGGTTCCCATGTGTGTTTACCTGCCAAATAGATTCTACTATTATATGCGTCAACTGGGATTTGTTCGTGTGTTAAGCCTGGTCTACTTGTGCTAATTACATTTCTTGTTGGTGTTGCACTAAAGGCTTCTCCATCAAAAATAACTCTAAAGCGATACTGTAGCTTAGGCATAATAGTGGTAGTGTTTCCTGCATTATCTGGAACACCTAATGTTGTTAAAACCGCCATATTAATCTCCTCTTATACTAGCTTATATGTATTTATGATATTCACGTAAAAAAATAGGCGCCCTTGGGACGCCTATTAAGTATATAGTTAATTTTTATTATTAATTTGCTGATAATGTACCAGTATTAACAATTCTAATTGGAATGTAGATGAATTCTACTGACTTAGTAGGTTCAATTGCTACATCAATGTATAGTTCGTTGCGATCAATACGTGCTGGTGTATTGTTTGTTTCGTCACATACAACTGCAAAGTCTGTTACACCTCTGCGTGTTAAAATGTCTGCTAAGAAACGTTCAAATACTAGTTTTGCTCTTGCACGTGTTTGTGCATCATTTTGTTCAAACAAGAATGGACGAGCAATCTCATCAAAACGTTCACGTAAGTAAGCAACTAAACGTGCAACATTAACACGGTCCATTGCAGTAGTTGTACTTGCAAGTGTTTTCTGACCAAAAATAACTGTACCCTGTCCAACAAATGTTGTAATTGGATTCAGTTTGTTTTGATACATACTATCACGTTGACCTTGTGTAAGTGAAACTGCTTTAAATTCACCTTCACTGTTTAAGTGTCCAACTGCACTTGCATTTTGGACAACACCACGTGTTAGCCCTGCTGGTGCAAACCATGGGAAACTAATATTGTCGTTATATGCAAATGTGTAAAGAGCCATATGGCTTGGTGGAACAACAACTGTGTTACCATTAACTGGCTCAGTTGTTTGTCCTGCAGGATAGTATGCTGCACTGTATGTGTTGTTAGTAACTAGTCCATCTTCGCCGTTTTCAGTTGCACTATTTGAGTTTTGTACCCAACTAATAGCGTTTGTTGGATTTTTATTCATTGGTGTATCAATGATAATAAACGCAGTTTCTCCACGATCACTGTTTAATGTTACTAGTTCATCTGTTAGTTCTGGATAGTTAGGTGCTGCTAGTAGACTATATGTATACTGTTCATCACGTAAATCCTCACCTGCTGCTACTGCAGCCATTTTTGCTGCAATGTAAGCACGTTGTGCATAGCGTCCAAAACGTCCGCTACCATCACTATTATTACTTACAGCATTTTGCCAACCGTTTGTGCTATCATATGCACGTACTGTGTTTTTACTATTTGCCATGTCAACTAGTAAAATTCCTTGTGGATAAACTAGTGCACTTGGTGCTGTTGAAAGTGGACTTCCACCACCGTCTTTATAGTTAGCAAATACCACACCACGCTCAGTTGTTTGATCTGAGTTTGTATGTTTAACCCAGTCAGCACCATCGTGAACATAAATTTTTGGATAATCACGCTCGTTAGCTTGGTTGTAACCTGCCAGTGCTGTGTCAACCCAAATATCGCCACTACCTAGTGCAGCGCCACTTGAGTCAGTTGTTGGTGCAGTTGATGCATATTGTACATCTGCTGCCGCTACCCAAGCACCTGCAGTTTGACTATAAATGCTTAATGAATTTACAGTATTATCAAACCAAACTTGACCAGCCGCTGCGGTTGCTGTTGGTAAACTAATACCAGCAGTTGTTGTGCCGCCTAGTGGTTCTGGTTCACCAGCTGTGCTTACTTTTGTTAAATCAAGTTGATCAGATGCTTTTCCAAGTAGAATATGGCCAGTTGTTGCTGTTGCTGTTGAAAGTGCGGCTGCACTAGATGCGTCTTGTGGCACATATGTTGTAATGTCAGCGTTATCACTTCCGTTACTTACACCTTGTACAGTAACTGAAGACCAACCACTTGTAGTTGTATATAATTGAATTACTAGTTTTACACCATTGCCTGGGCTAGTTGTTTTAACCCAAACATCACCATTGCTTGGTGCATTTGGTACTGTATAATGTGGATCAAGAGTTGCCGCTGCAGTTACCCAAGCACTGCCACTTTCTTTATAATATTCAATACTATTGCTAGTTGTTGAAATAACAACATGATATCCACCACCAACAACTGCCGCACTCGGTGATGTTCCTGCTGGATCAGTAATAACTTCCACTGTTGGTATTTTATTTTCCCAAACACCACTAGTACTATTGTAAACATGAATACCATATGCACTTGCATCGGTGTCAATCCAATATGTATTATTTGTACTGTATGAGGCTGTTGGTGCTGTGGTTGTTGAATCTAAATCAGCTAAATCACAGTCTGCACGAACAATATAAGCACGTGCGCCTTGACCTAAATAGCTATATGCAGCCAAAAGACCATATTCACTTGTCTCGCTGCCTTGTACAATTGATCCACCACTTGTAGCAAATGTAGGATTACCAAAATATTGTGTTAGTTCACGTTGTGACGTTACACTAACAACAGAACCAGCATTGGCACTTTTTGTATATTTTGCAATTCCATCGCTTTCGCTACCAGTAGGATCGGTTTTATTTTCTCTTGTAGCAACTACAAGAAGTGGTACAGTACCATTACCTGCTGCGCCATATGCGCTTTCATCGGTAACACTAACCTGTACACCTGGTGATACTAAAGCCATAATGTTTCTCCTCTGGGTTATATCTTAGCTGTTAGTATTTATTAGAACAGCTATATATCATGGGGGAAACAACGGTTAACTACGTAGTTAACTAGCACTATAACTATCAATATGGCTAATAAGTGCATGTACATTAAATTCTAAATCTTCTAATGTACCATTGTTGTCAATAGTAAAATCTGACATCCATTGTTCAAGACTCATACTATGTTTACTTTCGGGAGGAAGAAAATCACTGCGGTCAACCCATACACAATAATCAAACACACCAGTGTTGCGCATTGCATGATATTCTTTTTTGTTGCGTAGTCCACAATAAATGTCGTGTTCTGCAAAAATTTCTCTACCTAGTGTTGCAGGATCTGGCACGTTATAATCGCAAATTGCTTCGTACCATTCCTGTCTGTGATTATGCCTGTCGGCGTAACATTCCTCTTCGTTAGCATAGCCATATTTGTCTTTAAGATCATTGTAAATGAACTTCTTACTACAAAACTGACTACTGGATTCAAAACTATAACCGTACTTGTCTCTGAGAATTTCACAGACAGTATCTTTGCCATGCCGACCATGGCCAATTACTAACAACTTTAATTTCATGCTTATATTATAATTGGATCTGGACCGTTTGTCAACCGATAATTATCCCTAATCCTGCTTGACCATCAACATATGTTTTTAGTTCGTCTTCAAGTTTGTCAATTGCAGCTTGAGCGTCCATACGTAACATGTCTCCATTAAGTGTTGTGCCGCCTTGTGGTCCTGCGATAGTATTAAACTTACCACGTGCTTCCGCTAGTGTTAGTTTAGCATATGCAAGTGCTAATTCTTTAATCCATGGCATGCTGTATGGATCTGTCAACAATTCTTCTTCACTTCTTTGTTTATAAACATAAAGCAAAACTGTGTCTGGTGCTTTTTGTCTACGATGTATTGTTAATGATTTGTCAACAGTATTCCAGGTAAACATTAGTTTTTCACCAAACACACGACCCAGTGTTTCACGGTGTTGTGACAATGCATCAAATGTTGCAATACCACCTGCTCTTCCACTATAATTTAGATATGTGTTTAAGTATGCTGTTTCAAAAGGTTCAATATCACCAATACTACTACTATTAAGTGTACCTGCTACACGGCGAAATACATCACGCACTTCAATAATATCGCTACTCAGTGTATAGTCAGCAACATCAATTTGCAAGTTTAAAAAGATAAAATCTTCTTCAACTGCATTTTCACTACGTTGTCTATATTTTTCAAAAGCCTTACGGATAGCCATATCATAGTGCTCTGGATCAAGCTCTACATCAACCATTTGTCCGCCAAGGCGTAGTTCTATTTCTTTGATAAGTTCGTCACGTTTTGCCATACTAATATTTATGTTTATTTGAACACTTTTAGTATGACAGTGTCCTCATTCATTCTACCGTTCATTTTAGTATCAGTAGTTTTTAGGTAACCAAACTGTGTTTTTAGTTTATGTTTTGTAACTTTTTTCCAGTTAGGCAGTACTTCGTCAGGTTTACGTACAGTTTTTTGTCTACTGTTATTTTCATCAAAGTACTGAAGTGTAGTTCCTTTAACTTGAATAGTAGCATGTTCGGCTGCATAGTAAATACCTAGTTTACGTGTTTTACAGTTAAAC